TTGTGGCAACTGGATCTCCATTCAAAGTTATGGTGTTTGTTTTAACTAATTGTGCATATGCTTTGAAACCTGCAGGATGCAACAACTCTTTAAATACTTGTTTGTATTTTGCAAATTCTGTTTCGGAAGATGTGAGGTATGAATACTTAACATAGTAATCTTTACCTTGTATCTTTCTATCAATAGAAGAAAGAATACCATCAGCAGAAGTCCATCTTCCATCCAATACTTCATATGTTGGATTTAGTGTGGCATTTGCAGTTGCATTTCCATCACCTTTAGAAGTCAAATCAACTAGAGGGTTTGCAGTATATCCGCTACCTGGATCCACAACAATAATTTCTTCAATCTCACCAATTCTCTTAGTTCCTTTTGGTGATAAATTTTCACCGTCACCCATAATACTATGAACACTAATATTTGCACCAGAACCGGCGGTTGATGTGACTGTTATTGTTGGTAATCTATCTTGTGCATATCCTTGACCGCCAATTAAGTATCTATCAATGTGTCTAATTGGTTTATTTATAAATGTAGAAGTAAATGATGTGTTAACATTCAATGATGTTGCAGAAGCAATTACAATAACCGTTTTACCTTGACCTTGAATTAATACTCTATCACCAACTTGCAATTCTGTATTAAATGCAGTTCCATATCCTTGAACCATCACATTTGACACAGAAGTTACAGAAACATTACCTGAAATTTTACTTGGTAATATTTTTATTGCAGTAATGACACCTGAAGCACTTACATTTGAAACTTCAGCTGCAGCACCATAACCAAAAGTCATTGGTTGATTAGTGAATACCAATTCATCACCAATAGCATAACCGGTACCACCATTGTTAATGTCTATTCTTCCAATAGAACGAAATGTATCAATTTTAACATCTGTAGAAGTTGGCGTTGCACCTCTAGCGGGAATAGTATAGATTGCAGGTTCAGCATTTAATGTTGGCATTATTGAAACTGCCACATTTGCTGATATAATTGATACGTTTGAAATAGAACCAATTGCAGTATAAGATACATTACCAAATGCATCTATCAAACGTGTATTCACATTTGGTAACGCAATAGTACCGGCAGTTCCATAATTTGCAGCAGAAATTAAAGTAGAACCGATATCAGAAATAATATCTGAGAAAATAGTAAACACATTGGCAGTATTTGCACCTGTTGTATCTACTTGAGAGATAGCAAAATCTAATTCTGTATTTGCATATCCAACGGCTGCAATTCTTGATGGTGGTTTAAATCCTGCACCACCATTATTGATTGTTACTCTATTAATTACACCTTTAAAAATCTTTGAGATAGTTGCTGATGCATTTTCATCCGAGAATCCTGTGCTAATTGCAACTGGATCTCCAACATTGTAATTTGAACCACCATCTATGATGTTAATGGTCTGTAGAGATGAAACACCAGAAAATAATATATTAATTAAAACATCATCTGAATCAATATAAGTGGCAGTAACTTTTTCACCAATAGTAAATTCACCAATAAGTGTTTTACTATTAATAAACAATTCAACAATTTTTCTACTGTTAATATACCTACTTGAAGTCTTTTCAACAAGTGCCGTTGCACCAGATGTTAAACCAGTAACTTTGCGGTTAACAAACTTCGTATAATCTAAAGTATTGTAATAAACTTTAATTGTTGCACCATTTGCAGGTGCGGTATTAAATGTTATTTTTTTTAATTCTTTTTTGATGTAATAATTAGTTTGTAAAACATCATTTACATAAACTGTAATATCATCAACTTCTTGTAAAATTTTAAATTCTTTTGTTGAACCTGTTCCTGTATAGTATGATGCAATAGTTGCAGATACTTTTAAAACATTTTCAACTACCCATTTACCATCAGAAGCAATTAAAATTTCATTGCCTGGATATGTAATTTCAAGTTCTTGGCCAAACAAAAGTCTGTAAAGTAATTTGAATGATGCCTCAGAACCTTTTGAAAGGTATAGAGGTAATATTTTTTTGATTAATACATTTTTATCGGCCGCAACATCTCTAGGAACTAAAGAAGCAAATGTATTAAAAAATTGTTGTTCAAAATCATCAATTGAATAATCAACATCGTTTAGATATTTTAAATCTTTCGATTTTTTGACCAAATCATTTAATTGAGTACCTTGTTTCGTTTCAAGGTACTCATAATAGGCTTCCAAAAATGTAATGAATAAAGGATATTCTTCCCGAACAAATTCAGGAACTTGTCTATTAATTAATAATGATATTTTTTGGTCAGACATTAAGTTGTAACTAATTCAGTTGAAATTGCTGAAGAATCATCTCCATCAATTGTGATAATGTTATTTCTATAAGAAGAAATAATTCCTTTTTCTGATTCAATCGTTAATCTAATTAATCCATCATTAGAAAGATTTGTCAAAACTCTCAAATCATTTAACATAACCAAACCAGTGGAATAATTAATTGTTCCCGCAGTAGAATCAATAACTTGTCTTTCAGCCATTTCATTAAAATAAACTGTTCTTAATGTTCCATATTTTGCATCTAACAAAACAGAACAAGTTGCACCATAACCATTACCACCACTTATAGTTGCGATTGCACGACTATAATCTGCACCACGGGTTAAGATTTCAATACTTTGTATTTTTCCATTTACAATAATTGGTCTTGCAGTTGCACCAGAACCATCACCTGCAATTGTTATTGTTGGTGTTGATGTGTATCCAGAACCACCATTTGTAACTTCAATAGATGAAACTCCAGTATATGATTCTGGTATTTCTTCAATTTGTGCCGTTCTAATAACACCATTACTATCATACACAGTAAATTGTGTGGAAGTCATTTTATTACTTACAGTACCTCTATGCAATTCGGCATTAAAATTAATCGCATAAGTTGATGACACACCTAAACTAGGTTCAAATCGTTTTTGCAATCTCAATGTCATTTCAGAACCAACGATTGCATTTAAGTCAACTGAATCAACTGAATCTTGCATCCTAGACAGAACCATTGTTGCACCAAATTTATTTAAATAAGTTTCATTGTATAAAAGAATGGCATTTCTAATTGAAGTTTTAATTGCTTCGGCAGTTTGAGTTGTTTTCGATTTGTTGTATTGCACATAACTCTCAACCAACAAATACAAATACTCAGGGTCACGAATAACTGTATTAACAGCAACAATTGCTTTTGGTTTGATTAAGTCATCAATGATTCTTTGTTTTTCAGTCTCAGAAATATAGTAATTTGTTTTTGGTTTCAATGATACATAAACTGTTCCATAAACAGGTATTGTTTCTTCTTCACCACCCCAAACGGATAGCGAATCTAATGCTGGGTAACTTCTTTTTAAAAATGCTTGATAATCATTAGTGGTAATCAAACGATTTTGTGTTGTAAATTGTGCAGCAGCACCAAATTTAATATCATCAACACCTTCACGTTCAGAACCACCAGAAGCAGCAGAAACAGGAGTAACTGTAAAATTAGTAAGTGTTTCGTTTAGTGAATCAGATAAAGTTAAAGCGGCCACAAAGTTATTTGCTTTGTTTGCTGAAGTTCCGTTTGTTAATAGATATGATACAGTAACTACCGCACCATCAGGTAAAGCTTTACCTACAATATTGTTACCAAAATAAATTTGGTATTTTCCACCTTTATTTTCTTGGAGATAATAAACTTCAGATGTTGTAGTAACATCTGAAATATCAGTTACGTTTGTGTAAACACTAATACTTGTATTGACCGAAGAAGGAGACACACCCACTTTAATTGTAGTGGTGTCTATGTTTGCATCGGGTAACGTAAATGTTTGTTTTGGATTTGCGGCCTGATTATGTGCAAAACTATATGTAATCAATTGACCTTCATAAATGTCTAAATTCTCAAAATAGAAAGAACTATTTGCTTTCGTTGCCGTTACTTCTTGTAATACAACAAAGTTATAAACTTTACTGTCAATTTGATTTGACAAGAAAGAAAAACCTGCAGGAATAGTTAATGTTGATGCTATAGAATTTATAGATTTGGCAGAAAAGTTAATTGTTGCAATTGGTGCCTTCATTGAATGTGGCACATAATTTAAACTCTTTGCATGAGAAACTACTGAATCACGGAGTAATGCGGTATCCAAAAAAGATTCATTGGCAACCATATTCAAATAATAGGCATTATAATGTGTGTTATATGCCAAAATATCAAGCAATACGTTTAACCCTGACCCGTCAAAGTCATAGTCTGTAAATTCAGATTGTTGATTCAGGAATGTTTTTAAGTTTGTTTAGATTGTATCAAAATCAAGCTCTGTTACTCTTAAACGGTCTGCCATGTTATCTAATCCGTTCTAGGAAAAATTTAATTGTAATTGGGTCTGGATTGTTTATCACAAAAAATTCCAGTATAATTTTATATCCATTTTCATCTACCGAAGGAGTTGCCGTAACAGTAGAGATTTGAACCCTAGGCTCAAAATTATTAATAGTTTCTTCAATTTCTCTTTCAATTTGTGCTGCCAAAACAACATCAACATTTTCAAATAAAAGTCTACGAATGTTTGACCCAATTTCTGGTTGAAATGGACGTTCATAATGATTTGTCAAAATGAGGTTTTTGACAGAGTTAATTACTGCATATTCCGCTTTATATACATTTATGTATTTACGGATTGGATGAATTGCAAAATTCAAATCCAAATCTTTATAATTTCTTACCGAATCTA